CTGCTTGAGGCCTCTGCGTCATGGGCAAAAATGAAGGTGAGCAGCGCCGTGCGCGTCACGGTCTTGTGGTAAAAGCGGGCGGCAACGTATGTGCTGCAGCCCTGCTGGCGGCCTTTGAGAATAATGGCCCGCACGCGGCCTGTGCGCTTGAGCTGGTCTTCAAGGCGCTCATGCAGATAGTGCTGCGCCCTGTTCATCTTAAAGGGTATCAGCGGCCCTTCTTTGGGCTTAATCAGCAGCTGGTTTTCAGCATACAGGGGCAGGTTGGCAAGCAGCTCTTCTGCGGTGGTATTCATGAGCGCCCCCTAATGTAGCGTAATAAGCTTTTTCACCTTCTGCTGCGCCTCAATCTCTTTGAGCGCGTCAGAGAAAGCGCCCCTGAACATATAGGCGTGCTGGTCTTCTGTGAAGTCATCCAGAAAGTTAATACAATCATACATCTGGCCATAAATCATGGCGCTGCAGATAAGGCCCCAGCTCTTCACGTCTTCAAGCCACATGACGCGCAGCTTGAAGGTGTTGCTCTTGAGACGGCGGGCCACCTCAAAGACCTTTTTCTTGCGGGCCATATCAAGTTTGGGCAGCTGCTCTTCTGGTTCTGTGCCGTTAATTATTTGTGTATCTGTCATGATTGCAGTGCCTTCTTTGCTTTTTCAAATGTTACCACTTTGCCATATAGAGCGCTAGACAGCTTCTTTGCTACGTGGCGTAGAGCCTGCCGGCGTGTCTGCCGTGACGGGTGGCGCTCACAAATGCTGGCATATTCTGCCTTGTGGGCCAGAAGCTCCTCATTGTAGCAAAACTCTGCATTGGTCAGGTATTGCTGCCACCAGCCCTGCACGCCCTCTGGGTGCTTGAGCTGACGCACGCAGTGCACCATTTCATGGGCCAGTATCTCTGGCGGCAAATCTTGCCCGCTGGGGTTATAGATTGCCTCACCGTATGAAAAAATAACGCCGTGCATGGTCTTGGCCATGGGGTACACGGCGGCAACCTCATCAATGTTTGGCGGGTAATCTTGAATTATCTGGCTGGTTTTAAGGTGGTCTGGCAGGCGCTCACACTGCACTTTGGCAATGCGCTCACAGGCTGCATCAAAGTAATCGCGCTCAATCTCAATGCCATAGGGCGGGTCGCTGACCACGGCCATGTCGTCAAAATCAATGTCTTGGTGCTGCAGGCTCATAATGGCTTGGGCGCCGGCGCCCCACTGGGTATTGTCACCCAGCAGCAAAAGAGCGCGGCCAATGCGCACTACCTCAAAGCAAAACTTCATATCTTCACGCCTCTGTGGGTGCATTGCGGGCCTCCCTGCGCTGGCGCTCAACGCGCTCAACCAGCGATTCGTAATCATTATTTACATTCTGGGTGCGCTCAATGAACATGCCCAGCGCTTTTGCAAGGTTTTCAAGGGCCTTGTTCTTATCATGGAATTTGACCTCGACCCCGTTGCTGGTGGTCTTAATGCTCTGTATGCAGCTGCGCAGGTGCTGGGGTATCTCTGACATATCACGCACCATGATGATCGGCCCCACTATATTCAGCGCCTCTGTAATGTCTGCCATGGCCATCTTGTGCCACTCTTTTATGACAAAATCGGCCAGCTCTTCATGGCTTTCACGGCGTTTGGCCATTTCTATGTCAATAGCTGCCATAACCTTGACATTTTTCAATAACCGCGAGGCCATCTGCGCAATGCTGGCATAGTCGTCTATGTCTTCATGCCCATAGGCTACAGCGTAAGCGCGGGTGCCGTTGAAGTTATAATCAGGGCGGCAATAAAGCACCACAAACTCTTGCTGTCTGGCGGTCAGGCCAAGGCCCTCAAACTGCGGGTATATGGCCTTAGTCAGCTCTGCCTCTTGTTCATATAAGGGACGGGGTGCGCTGCCGTTCTGGCCCGCTTCCCCGTTTGGTGGCTGGGGCGTCCCCAATACAGCCGCCTCATGCTGTGGCTCGGCCTTCTGCTTTGCCTTTCTGCGGGTATTCTTATATGGTGTCTTTGTGGTCTTCTTGGCCATTGCGGCAGGATTCCTTGCTTAGTTTCTTTTTACGGTCAGGCACAACGCGCTTGCGGTACTTTGGTGTCCGCAGGTCACGCGCTATGGGGCAGGGCTTTTTTAACTTCTTCATAAATATCAGCAATAACCTTCTGTAAATAACCCTCTGGGCATGTCACAGGCTTAAAGCCCTCCATACCAGCATAAATTTCACGTATGGCCTCAAGGCCTGTTTTCATGCGGGCGTGCTCTGCCTCAAGCCTGATAATATCATAATTTTCAGCAGGTTTCACGGTGGCGCGGCCCATATTGGGGTGCCAGTGGTGCACATGCACATAGACAAAGGCTTTGCGCTTGTAGCGGGTGAGGCGCTTTTCCTTGGTCTTGACCACGTTGCCGGCCAGCTCAAGCTCCCGCAGGCGGGCTGCTATGGTGCTACATGGCGTGTCAAAGATGATGGACAGGTCGTCAGCGGTCAGGCCCGTGCGGTAATCACCAAGGCGCTCAAGCACTTTGCCGCGCAAGGTTGAGGCGTCAAGCGGCTCACCCGATTCGTACTTTCTGACAATACGGCGGCCATTGTGGTATGTGACTATCTTGCCGCTGACCACCGCACGCTGATTGTTTGGGATCTTTGCCATACCTCACCCCGCTGGCGTTGGCGGGCACACCTCACGCCCGTAATGCTTGTTAATGGCTGGCCCGTAATGCTTGCAATTATGCTCTTGTACGGCCTCTTGGCGGCGCAGCTCACGCTTAAAGCCCTCCGCCATGCACAGGGGGAAAACCACAAAGAAAAAGATTGCGGCCATCACCCCTATGACGATTTTACCTGCGCGGGTCATGGGCTTGGGGTCAGTCAGCTTTTCATTGGCGCTTTTTTCATTGGGCCAGTCATCGAGGCCGCCGCCGTCTTTTTTCTCACCGACCCATACGGTCTTTTCAAGAAACTCTGTGACCTCATCGGTGCGGTCAACATCAATGACATATTCGTCCTCAATGCCAGTGCACTCATATTCATGAAACGGCTGCAGGGCCGCCTCAAGCTCTTCTGCTGTGTCAGTTACAACCAGCACGGTAAAATGTGACATTTTTTAATCTCCTTTGGTTAAAGTTTTCAGTGCCTGTTTAATTTGTACTATGGCGTTGTCGCCATTGCAAGCGAATTATTTTCTATTTTATTCACAGCCGCCTCATGCCCGTCAATCACCTCAATCTCAATTTCAACACGCGGCTTTTTGGGATCTGGCGGCATGCGCGTCACACTGCCATCATCAATGAAAAGGTCATCCAGCATAAAGCCCATATCGACCAGAAAATCTGACAGCTGCTTTTCAAAATTAAAAATGTCACGCACGGCGCTGCTGGCAAAATAATAGCGGTACCGCACCCTGTATGACAGCTCTGGAAAATCAGCCTGCAGGTCAGCCAGGTCATAAGATTTTTTGGCAAAATTCCAATAGAGGGCACGGGTGTTGATATTGTGATTGCAGATTTTCTGATAATTACGCACAAAGGGCAGGGCAAATACCTGCGCCTCACGGTACCAGCTTTTTGCCCGCTGCGTCTTTGAGCGCCCGCCCTTTCCGTTATTTTTTGCATTGTTGTTATGGGTCAGCTTGTTGACACTGACTGGCACGGGTAAAAAAAGCTCAATTTTCATGGTGCGCCTCAAGAATTGCTAGGCCAAGAATGTACGATATATGCGGGTCAACGGCGTTTCCTAGCCCTTTAAGTCTGTCCACCCTATTGGGTACCCCATCAGCCACTCGACCCATTCTGGGTTCAACGGCCCGCCTGCCACAGCGTTCAAAGGCGGGGTGTTTCTCAAGCTCTGTGAAGGGCCACCATTGTTTTTGGCGTCCTGCACCGTTGGCGTTGGATACAGCGCCACTGCCGTCTGCAGGCTTATGCTCTTGCCCCGCGTGATCGCCGCAAAGTCTGGGCCGGCCGCAGAGGCTCCTCACCTGGCTCAAGATTATAAGGCCAAAGCAGCACGTGCGCCTCTGCGGCCTCACGCACCTGCCCAACGTTAGGGAACCAAATCTGCTTTGGGTCGTTGACAATATCGAGGACGCCAAGCGTCAGGGCGTACTCTGGTAAACCGTAAAGCATGGCGGCCATATCAGCATAGAGCAGCTGGCGCTTGTGTTGGTCGTCAATGATATGCTTTTTGTGCACCTCAAGGTAACGCATTATCAGGTCAATAATGCGGTCTTTGGGGCAGGCCAGCCTATTTTGCTCAATCAGGTTGGCCTCTTCTGCGGTGGTTTCAGGCGTTTCCCAGCGGTAAATGCGGTAATACCGCACATCGCCTTCCGATTCGTCACGCCTCATCCGCTCTGCGTAGCATTTCTTTGGCTTTTTCACCCGCATCAATGACTTGAGCAAGGCCGCCTGCTCTTTCACGTGATTGATTGCCCTGCTGTGGTCTATGAGCGGCTGCGCTGATTGCATAATCATTTTGCCACTCTGCGTCCCGTGCCCAGCGGTAAGCATCTTTGTTAAGCTCTCCTGTAGCGTTGCAATATTCTGCATAGCGGGCAACGCCTGCCCTAATTTCTTCATGGTCAGTCCCTTTCTTTAGTGCTTTTTTAACGTAATCAAAAAACTTGCCTTTGTGCCCCTTCCCGCGGCCCACAGAGGGGTACAGCTGCCAAAGCTCTTCACAATACCCATCTGGTGACAAAAATCGTCCGTCACGCATTAGCAGTGAGCTGGGCAGGGTGTCAGGTAAACCTGACGACTCCATATCTTTAGATATGGATACTTCTGTGGTTGTGGTTGTGGTTGTAGAGTGCATTTGCTGTCCACTTGCATGTGCATGTGCTGGTGCATTTGCTGACTTTTTTTTGCGCTTTTCTTCACGGGCGGCCCGCATGGCTTCATTGGCTGCGCGGCGCTTTTCGCTTATTTCCTGCCGCTTTTCAAGCTCTTGGTCTATGCGGTCATGGTGGTATTTGCCGTCCCGCAGGTCAAAAAAATCATCAATGACCGAGTCGACTGCCTCTTGCTCTTCTTGTGTCACGGCCCTACAAACGCGGTACAAACGCTTGTTACGTGCAAGTGCAAGTGTTGGTGCATTTGCATCTGCATGTGCTGACAACGGCTCACCCGTGCTATAATAATAATCCATGAGCAGGGTATAGGCCCCGTGCTCAAGCATGGTCAGGTGCGCTGTGTCACGCGCATAATCACCTGGGTAACGGGCATACCATTGCAGTGCCATTCTACACCCCCAACTCTTTGAGCCAGCCTTCAACCTTTTCAATATTCTCTGGCTCTGGCTCTTTCTTGCCCTTGATCCATTCAGACAGCTGGCTTTCAGACTGGCCGAATTGCTCACAAAAGGCCTTCTGGGTGCCGCAGGCTTTGACAATGCGCCAACGCCATGCCTTTATTTTTCTGTGTGTGCTTTTGTGCATAACCGCCTCATTTTATGTAATAGAAAAATATTCTCTTGACCTCTTGAATATAATTCGCTTAATGTTAGATTGTCAATAGGCACTGACACAAAAAGAAAGGTAAAAACACATGACACAGATTTTTTGGGAATATGAGTATGACGGTGAGCTGTCGGACGGTGAGTACGCCAGCAAAGAAGCCGCGCAGGCCGCTGCCGATGAATGGTGGTCGGAGCGCTGCCAAGACAATGAGGGCATGCGCAATGGCGATTCGTACGATGAAGACATTGAGCTGGTGCGCTTTGAGGTTGGTGACGATGACCCCGTTGAGGTTGAGCGCATCAAAAGCACTGTTGAATATGAGCATTACCACGGCGACCTTGCAGAGCACGGCACGTGGCACCGCGGCGCTGGGGGTGTGTTATGACCATAACACCCATTAAAAACGATGAGCAGTGGCACGCCCTGCGCAATAAAACCATAGGCGCCAGTGACGTGGGCATTGTTCTGGGCTGCAGCCCGTATGGCACGCTCAATGAGCTTTACCACGTGAAACGCGGCAACTATCAGCCAAACTTTGAAAGCAAGCTCATGGAGTGGGGCAAGGCCATGGAGCCTGTGATTGCCACCATGATAAGCGGCGAAATGTACTGGACTTTGCAGCATTGCCGTGATTATCACGCCCACCCAGAGCACCCTTTTCTTGGCGCAACGCTGGATTATTACGTCATTGAAAGTGAGCACGGCCCAGGCATCCTTGAGATTAAAAACGTCAGCACCTTCTCGCCTGACTGGGGCCAGAACAGGGCGCCGGCGCATGTTGAGCTGCAGGTGCAGCACCAGTTTCTGGTGGTCAATGCGGCGCGGCGGGCCGCGGGGCTTGATACGTTCAAATGGGGCGCTATTGGCTCACTGCACGCTGGGAATCCAGAGGACGTGCGCATCATGTACCGCAAGCCCG